CTCACATGATTTACAAGTTCATCAAAGCCTGTAATATGTCTTGGTAGTGATCCCATTATCTTATGGGCGCGACTAAGTCCGGTCATGTACAGGTTTTCTTGGGACTTCTTAATTATCTCGTCTTTACGGTTTTTTTGACTAATCACTCTTCTATGACCTCACAATTTGGGTTTATATAAGCCTCTCTAGGCAAGATGCTATGTTTTTGTTGTTCTCCCTTCGGTCAAGTTATCTCCGAAAATAATGAACTTTTTGAATACGGATATGAATATAACTTATGTTAAATGATATGTCAATAATGACATATATCAATTATCACACCGCCCATACAAGGATTTTCAGGTCTTTCTTGATGGCATACTCAATCATCCCCTTAGTTCCTCGGCTTTCCCCGTCCCATAGGGCTACCAGGGCGTCGGCATAGTCGCCCATCTTCCGGTTCCGGACATGCCCGGCGGATCTACCAGTGCTCCAATCAGGGATAAATTGCTTTATCGGTATGCCATTCTTCCTTGCCCATTGTTCTCCTAGCCTATCAGCACCCCTGGCTCCACCGGATACAACCTCGGTGATTTCCCAATCAACCTCAGCCATTACATCTTCAAGGACTTGTAGGCGGGTGATACCCCTCGATCCAGCGATTATTGTTTTCATTATTGTTTTCTCTCATTATTAGTTGGACATCATAGCACACGGATGAACGATACCAAACTATTTTGCTAAATACAGGAAACCGCTTTAAAAATAAGGACAAGGACAATGAATGGAAAGCCAGAAATTCTGATTGAAATGCTCACCCCGGAGGAGACCCGCATGGTCACCGAGACCGCAGGACCGGGCAAGGAGTTGTGCATGAGGGGAATCCTCATGCAAAGTTCTATCAAGAACCGCAATGGTCGCTATTACACACTGGAGGAGATGAGCCAGCAGGTAGAGGCAGCCAAGAAGACCATCAAAACGAACGACGGAATCTGGGGCGAATTGGACCATCCACAGTCGCTTAATATCAACCTGGACCGGGTATCCCATGTCATCACCGAGATGTACATGGAAGGTCCGAATTGCATGGGCAAGATCGAGATCGTTCCCACGGTCCCAATGGGGCAGATCCTAAAGGGTCTGGTAGAGTTCCGCAAAGGGCGTGTTGGGGTTAGCTCTCGTGCGGCAGGGAACGTGAATGAGTCCGGTATGGTTAGTGGGTTCTCGTTCGTTACCGTGGATGCTGTGGCTAATCCTAGCGCCGATAAGGCTAGGCCTGAGAGTATCTATGAAGGACTTGAGAACTTCAATGGTGGGCAGAAGATCAAAAGCTTGGCTGAGGCAGCCTGTGAAGATCCGAAGGCTCAGAAGTATCTGAAAGAAGCGATCCTTAAATGGGTCGAGTCGACCGTTCTGTTTGGTAAGTAAAAAGTTGAGCCCCCTGGATTGCTAAAAACAGGGGGCTCAGGGCGGAGACTTGCCGACAGCCGCGCCGGGAGGGGTGGAACGGCTGTATCTCCTTTTGCTTCACTGTGAGAGTTCAGCAAGGTCATTATCTGACTATTTGGGGTTGATGTCAACCCCCTGGAATAAAAAAAGCCCGGATCATTTCTGAACCGGGCTTTTGAAACGAAGACCATCTGCAATCCCAGTAATGCCCCTCATTTCTGAGCGAAGACCACCCACATTATGAATGCACACAACAAAACACCCTATTACCAGACATTTTGCATATGCCGAGTGATCCTCACTTCGGTTGGCTAAGACCATCTCGCAAACTCGATACCCCTAGCCATTTTCGGAAGACCACCTTCTAGTAATTAGATGACCCTCCTGAAACCTTGTGGCAAACCACCTGGAAACACTAAAATGGATGGTTGCCACTTTCGAGGCTGATCCGCAGCAACAGACCTCCTCGAAACATCCCTGTCTAGCTTCACACTTCAACGCAGCCAATGAACCTCATATTACATGGGTTGGTTTTGTTTGTCAAGCATCAAATTTAAAACTGATGCCCCGGACCTCGACCACCTTGATCTCGCCCTCATGAACACTTTTGGTTCTCATGACTTGGCTATAGGTAGCCTGGGACTCAAAAAATACCAAGATGTCCTGTGGACCCTCTGTGGTCACCAGGACCAAAGCCCAACCATCATATGAGTCCAATCGGACCGGGGTAGCCGGGTGGACAGTAACCGTGGCGACCGCTATTTCCAGCGTATCACAATCGGAGGCGACAGCCTCATTTGCGAGGATTTCTTGACTCTCCTCGATGGGCTCCAGGTCATGTTCATCGCCTAGAATCCTATAAACCATGTTGGTTTCGGTGTCATGCACAACTCGCTTCCGTAGCGTTATTTCTTGTTTAGCCATAATATCACTCCTTCAGTTCGAGAACCATAAGCTCTCTTTGTTTAGATTTTGCCGAATTGGCGTTATCTAGATCTATGAATTTTCTCACATTTCGGATTGATATAGCTCTATCGAACACTTCCCTGATATTGAACTCTGCTGGACCCTCACCAACCTGAGCGGCTACATAGTACCGATTACTATGACCATTCACCTGAATGGTTTGTTTGCCTGCCCTGACAAGGCATTCCTTTATAGATATGTCTTTCCCCTCATAAGATTCTTCTAATGCGGAAGATCGTCTATTTATACTCTCTTCCCGCTCTCTGGGCAATATTGCCTCCATTGGGAGGCTCCCAACGAAGATAAATTTTACTCTGTAATACCCTTCTTTGTTTCGTTTTTGTTGTCTTGGCACAGTAATAACCCTATTAGAACAGGCATTATACACGAAAAAAGGCAAAAAAGTCAATAGTGATAAATACCTGATATGTAAGGATAAACTTAATTTGTCATTTCTTTTTCCTTATATATCAAGCAAGCAGGATAAATACTGATTATAAAACAAAAAATTTAGGAGATCCAGGAAATGGAAAAGATTTTTGAACAGTTGCTAAAGAATGACATTCTTTCTGAGGAAACTGCCAAAGAGTTGAGGGAATCTTTCGAGGCTATGCTCACTGAGGCTGTTGCCAAGAAGAAAGAGGAAGTTGAGATTGAGGTTCGTGCTGAGTTGGCTGAGCAGTTTGCTGCCGACAAAGAGACCCTGATTGAAGCCCTTGATACTAAGGTAAATGAGTATCTGACGAAGGAAATGGGACAGCTCCATGAGGACATCGATCGCTTCCGTGATCTGGAAGTCGAACATGCCGAGAAGCTGACCGAAGCCAAGCGTGCCATGCGCGATGAACTTGAGGCTGACCTGGCGAAGCTCGTTGAGAGCCTTGACTCGTTCCTCGAAATTCGTCTTACCAAGGAACTCGCTGAGCTTCAGGAAGACATCAACGAAGTTAAGAAAAACGAATTTGGTCGTAAGATCTTCGAGGCATATGCCTCTGAGTACATCGATCAGTATAGCGATGACGACAGCGCCGAGGGTTCCTTGCAGGAAACTCGTGCTCGTTTAGAGGATAGCTTAGAAGAACTCCAGGAATCTGAGAAGAAGATTGCTGTGCTAGAACGCGACAAGGAAATGGGTAAAATCCTGTCCCCCTTGAGTGGAGTTCAGCGTGAGGTCATGGAAGCCATCTTGCGTCCTATCGCTACGAAGGATCTGGAAAGCGGCTACAAGAAATTCTTGCCGCGAGTAATGAAAGAAGCCGTCGAGAAGAAAGACGACGACAAAAAGAATCTGGACGAAACCAAGAAAGAGAAGGAAGGTAATGTACTGCTTGAAGGTGAAGATTCCAAAGACGCTAAGAAAGGCGTAAGGCTTGATGGTAATAAGGGCGAGAAGCCTGCCGAAAAGAAAGCTCTCACTGAGAGTGCTCAGGCTGGCATTGCCGAAGCTATCCGTCTCGCTGGCGTGTAATTAGGAAGAATAATCACAATCTAAGGAGTATTAGAAAATGGATGAGTTATTTGAAAATTGGAGTGAGGCGAAAGCCGCTCTGTTGACTGGTCTCGATGCTACCAAGCAGGACATCGTTGGTCAGGTTATGGAAAACCAAAAGCAGTTTATTATGGAAAATGCGGTTCCTGGTTCGACCCAGGCTCATGACATCGCTGGCTTCCGTAAAATCCTGATGCCGATGATTCGCCGTGTTATCCCCGGCTCCATCGCTACTGAAATTGTTGCTGTGCAGCCCATGGGCGGACCGGTTGATCTGGTTTACTCCATGCGTTATCGCTATGCAGAGACGATGCCTGATATCGCTGGTGGTGTGAACCCCGATCTTGGCGCAATCACCGCTGGTGATGAGCTGTTCGGTAATGCTACCCCGCTTCGCCGGTTCTATTCTGGTGACACCGATAACGCCGCTGGTCAGGTTCCTGGCGCAAGTGGTCTGGGTCATGAGAATGCCGATCCGGGGAATATCGATGGCAACCCGACTGGTCAGGCTTGGCAGTCTACTTTCGACGCTAGCACCGGTTGTACCATTGGTGGTTCCGGTTCTAAGATTGAGGGTTCTGCTGGTCGTAAGGTAAGCCTGGAAGTGGTGAGTCAGTCTGTAGAGGCTGGAACTCGTAAGCTGCAATCCGGTTGGACCATTGAAGCTATGCAGGATCTCAAGAACCAGCATGGTATGGATATGAAAGCTGAGATGACCAAGGCAATGAGTGCCGAGATCGTTCAGGAAATCGAC